TTCTTGATGAGGCGCAGGCTATCAAAAACCCCAAGTCCAAACAAACCAAGGCTGTCAAGTCTATCAAGGCTAAATCACGCATTGCTCTCACAGGTACGCCGGTTGAAAACCATTTGGGAGATTTATGGTCGATCTTCGATGTGATCAATCCTGGTTTGCTAGGAAGTGATAAGCAGTTTTCCCGCTACGTCAAAACCCTTGCAGCGCGTGAGCACAATGCCTTTGGTCCATTGCGGGAATTGGTGCAACCCTACATCCTGCGCCGAATGAAGAATGACCCATCGGTGATTTCTGATCTGCCCGACAAGACCGAAGTCAAGGCCCATTGCATGCTCAGCCGCAAGCAGGCGGCGCTCTACGCCCAGACCGTAGATGAGTTGGCCGAGGCGCTAAGTACCGCGTCGGGGATTGAAAGAAAGGGGTTGGTTCTGGCCACTATCATGCGGCTTAAACAGATCTGCAATCACCCCTCGCAATGGTTGAATGATGGGGGTTGGGACGAGGCTCATAGCGGCAAGTGGTTGCGTCTTCGCGAAATTGCCGAGGTTGTCGCTGCTCGGCAGGACAAGATGCTTGTGTTCACTCAATTCCGTGAAATAACCGCACCGCTTCACGACTACCTAGCCGAAATATTCGGGCGACCTGGCTTGGTGCTCCATGGGAACACACCGGTCAAAACACGAAAGTCACTGGTCAAGGCATTCCAAGAGGACGAAAATGTACCGTTTTTCATTTTGTCTTTGAAGGCGGGTGGGTCTGGTCTCACCCTGACCGCAGCTTCGCATGTGGTGCATTTTGATCGTTGGTGGAATCCGGCGGTAGAAAATCAGGCCACAGACCGCGCTTTCCGTATTGGACAGAAGCGCAACGTACTTGTTCATAAATTTGTCTGCGCCGGAACCATTGAAGAAAAAATAGATGCTATGATCGAGGCCAAGAAATCCTTATCAGAGGAAGTTCTGGGTGGATCAGCCGAAATGAACTTGACCGAAATGACCGATGACGCTTTGCTGCGCCTCGTCGCCCTTGATCTTGAAGCGGTCTCAAAGGAGTAAGATACATGTCGCAGTGGGGTCGATATGTGCCAGTGGCTGAACGCAGAAAAAAAGCTGAACGGGCAATGGCCAAACTGCGCAAGGCGGGACACCCTGTTTCACCTATTGTTATCTCTGGTCGCACGATCGCAACCACAGCCTGGGGCAAGGCATGGTGCAGCACCATGGAGAGTTTTGGGGATTATAACAGCCGCCTGCCACGCGGTCGTACCTATGTGCGTAACGGCTCGGTAGTCGACCTACAGATCACCTCTGGACAGGTAACCGCGAAAGTCGCTGGATCTTCGCTTTATACGGTTAAAATATCAATTGAGCCTCTGCCCGAAGCCCATTGGAGAGCTCTGCGCGAAGACTGCGCCAATGGCATCGACTCTTTGGTCGATCTACTGCAGGGCAAATTGTCAAAACCAGTTTTGCAGCGATTGTGTCAGCCAGGTACGGGACTGTTTCCTAAGCCCTCGGAGATCAAGCTTTCCTGTGCCTGTCTTGATTGGGCGTCCATGTGCAAACATGTTGCCGCGACTGTATACGGCATTGGTGCGCGTCTTGATCAACAACCCGAACTGCTATTTGTTCTACGCGGGGTCAACCATCAGGAATTAATCGCTAATATCGACCTTAAAACGCCACTTGCGAAACCTTCTTCGTCGCCAGATAATATTCTGAAGACCGATGATATGGCCGCCTTGTTTGGCCTAGATATGGAAGCGCCTGCACCTGTAAAGGAGCCGATTCCGAAAACCGCCCCGGCCACGAAGAAAAAGCGCGGCGCTCGCAAAGAGACCAAGATCTGATTACGGTTGCCGCGACAATGCGCAGCGTTTCACAGGGACCCGCATTAGAAAACGTGCTTCATTGCTGCTGTGTGAACAGTCTGCGTGGTCGGGCTGAGAGACCACGCCGAGTGCCCCGCGACGAGGCTGCCAGCGGCAATACGCTGCGCGGGGCTCGAATGACCGCTTCAGCGAAAGTTGCACCGCGGCATTTTGAACGGCTCGACCGGTCGCTTTGGGCCGTGAGTGCTCTTCAGACACCACCCTGTTCGGCCCCATCAAACACCACCATCGCCTGTTCCGCCCACGGCAACGCGGCGCTCTCAGTCAGCTGCATGACGGTGATGGCCGTGACCTCTCGACCGAACACTAGCCGTTTCAGCACATCCGGCGCCAAGTATGCCAACCGCAACTGCCTGCTGACATGGCGCTCTGCGAGCTTTACGGCGATTGCGAGATCGCGGACCGTGCCAAACTCACCAGCCTCCATCCGCCGCCGCCAGGACCAAGCCCGGCCGATGGCACGCAGGATATGCGGGTCTTGGGTTTGATCCTCGCTGGGCAGGTAATCGGCGGGCGGCAGGATCTTGGGTCGCCCATTCTTTTTTCGAACCTTGAGCGGCACGAAGATCTGGATCGTATCGGGCGCGGGCATTATTCCGCGGCCTCGAGTGCGCGCGGGGCCATCATTTCACGCATGACACCTGCGATGCCATCGGTGCGCAGGTCGATAATGAGCCCTTCAGCGGTTACTGTGATGCGCCGGACTAGTAGCTGAATGATACGGGCTTGCTCTGCCGGAAACAGCTGGTCCCAAAGCTGCGGAAACTGCTGCAAGGCTGCAATGGCATCTGCCTCCGGAATGTCATCCCTGTCCAATTTGGCAATGACCTGTGCCGTGGTTTCTGGTGTGCGCAGAACGCGGCGGATCTCGGTAATGACAGCACCCTCGGCTATATCCGCTGGCAGGCGTCGGGGGATGCCATCGTCGGGCGTCTCGCGGTTCTTCAGAAGATCCATCGACACGTAATACCGATACCGGCGCGTGCCCTTTTTCGTGCTTGACGGCGTCATCGCCGCGCCGGTCGCTGTGAAGAAAAGCCCTTTCAGCAGAGCAGGTGTTTGCGAGCGGCTGTTGTTGGCCCGCTTGCGGGGACTTTCGCCCATGATGTCATGGACCTGCTCCCAGAGCCGGGCGTCGATGATAGCGTCATGCTCGCCGGGATAGGCTTGGCCTTTGTGCACGGCCTCCCCGCGGTACACGCGGTTGTTGAGCAGTCGGTATAGATAGCCCTTGTCGATCAACTTGCCCTTTTTGTTGAGGGTCCCTTCGCTGCGCAGTTCTCGCGCCAAAACAGTTGCCGAGCCAACCTCAACAAAGCGAGTGAAGATTGCACCAACCTTGGCGGCTTCCTCGGTGTTGATGACCAGTTTACGGTCGCGCACGTCATAACCGAGGGGTATGTTACCGCCCATCCACATCCCCTTCATGCGGGACGCTTTCACCTTGTCGCGGATGCGTTCGGCTGTGACCTCCCGTTCGAACTGGGCAAACGACAGAAGGATGTTCAGCGTCAACCGCCCCATTGACGTGGTTGTGTTGAACGACTGCGTGACAGAGACAAAGGTAACGCCGTTTCGGTCAAAGACCTCGACCAGCTTGGAAAAGTCCATCAGTGCGCGCGACAGGCGGTCGATCTTGTAAACGACAACCACGTCGATCAAGCCGTCCTCGATATCGGCCAGAAGTTGTTGCAGGGCAGGGCGCTCGAGGGTGCCGCCCGAGATGCCGCCATCATCATATTGGTCACGCACCAGCGCCCAGCCTTCCGACTTCTGGCTGGCAATATAGGCCTCGCAGGCTTCCCGCTGCGCATGCAGCGAGTTGAACTCCTGCTCGAGCCCTTCCTCGCTTGATTTGCGCGTGTAGATGGCACAGCGCAGGCGGCGGGCGGGTTTTGTGGGTCCGTCCTTCATGCCTCACCCCGCTTGCGCTCGCGCAGCCCAAAGAAGCGATAGCCATTCCAGCGTGTGCCCGTGATGGCGCGGGCCACAGCCGACAGCGATTTGTAGCGGCGGCCGTCCCATTCGAAGCCTTCCGTCAAGACGGTGACGGTATGGGCTGTGCCGTCCCATTCGCGGATCAGCTTCGTGCCGACCACCGGATTGCGGGGATCTGCAATCT